GTATTGGTGGCGCTATATTCGGTGAAGAAGTTGCACAACAAATTTACGACGGCATCACAAGTAACCTTGAAGGTTTAACTGACTGGTTCAGCCAAAAGTGGAATGACATCGTAGCGACATGTGCTCCAGTGATTAACACTATAGCCGGTATATTCGGCTTTGCTTGGGACGGTATCGTTGCTATCTTTGGTCCGGCTGTTGATTGGTTTATTGGTAATGTATGGGAACCTATTTCTAGTGCTGCGAGTAGCATGTGGGAAGCTATTAAGGGGTTCTTCAGTGAAGCATGGGAAAGCATTAAAGGTGTATGGGCTGGCGTTGCTAACTGGTTTGATGCAAATGTATGGAGCCCTATTAAAAGTGCGGCAAGCGGTGTATTTAGTGCTATCGGTAGTGCTTTAAGTGCTGTTCAAGCACGAGGTGCACAAGCAACAGGCATTCCAGGGCATGCAACTGGTACAAGTCATTTCGGTGGCGGTTGGACTGAAATTAATGAACGTGGCGGTGAAATTGTAGACTTGCCGAACGGTAGTCGAATTTATCCACATGCAACAACTGAAAAGATGATTGCAGATAGTTTAAGCGGTAATAACTCCGTTAACCAATACTCTATCAGTGGAAATACATTCGTCGTTCGCGAAGAAGCGGATATTGACCGCATAGCACATTCGTTATTCTCTATGCTTGAAAGTGCGGAAGTAAATTATGGAGGTGTATAATGGCGAAATTAATCAGCGGTATTGGTAGAGCGTTATCGCTTTTATCTGTGATATTAGGTAAGAGCGGAAATAACTATCCTACAGTGATACTCTCACAAGGCGATGAACGATTGGTCTTGCCAGTAACTCCAACAAAGTATGAAGTAGGTAATGAACAGGATAATAAAAGCGTTAACATCACTCAAATAGGTGAAGCGTTATTGTTTGGTAACCCTAAACTAATTACCTTGTCTTTCGAAAGTTTTCTTCCAGCTAAAGACTATCCATTCATTGTAGGTGATAAACGTAAGCCGGCTGAAATTGTTGCTTTAATTAACAAGTGGAAAGAGTCAAAGAAACCGATTAGGGTCATTGTTAGCGATGGCCCTATTAATTTAATGATGGCTATTATGGCATTCCCTTGGAAAAAGCAAGAAAACACAGGCGATTTATATTACACGCTCAGCCTTAAAGCGTACAAAGATTTAAACACCTCTATGACAGCGGACGATGCAAAGGCAGTTGATGATGTTACAGGACTTAAAGATAGACCTACAATAAACAATAAACCTAGCACCGCAACGCTACATAATAAAGGTGCAGATATTTTAGATGCTGCCAAAAAGGCATACGGCAACTATAAGCACTATGAACGTATTATTCAATCTAACGACTTAAAGAATTTAGCGATTAATAATTTAAGTCAGTTAAGAAAGTTGAAGGTTAAGTGATGATTATTAAACATATCGGAACTAAAACAGTTAAAGATGAAAAGACCGGTAAAGATAAGCAAGTACCAGTTGAAAACGATATATCACACTTAGTTAATAATGCGACATGGAGCGGTTCTCGTATTCAGGCAGCAAGAAAACTTGAATTTGTGTATACGCAAGAACCTCGAGACGCTAATTGGCCTGTATATGCACTTGGTATAGGTGAAACAGTAAAAGCATATTCCGAAGATAACGAGTTGCAGTTTGTTGGTAATATATACTGCACCGAACGTAAAACCTCCGCATCAACAATCACGGTAACGTGTTATGACAATATGTTTATATTGAGTAAATCAAAAACTACTCGTAAATTCACAAATATGACCGCTGAGGACATTACAAAGGCCGTATGCAAGGAAATGGGTATTAAGGTAGGTAACCTCGCTGAAACAGGCGAAAAAATAACTTTTATCGCCAATAACAAGTCAGGTTATCAAATCATACTCATGGCATACACGGAAGCGGCCAAAAAGACCAACAAAAAATATCAAGCTATGATGGAGGGCGACGAACTCGACGTCATAGAAAAAGGGTCAGTTATCGAAGGGCTTGTAATCGACCAATATCGCAATATCACGGACTCGTCCTATAAGGAGAGTATCGAAAACATGATTAATAAAGTCATGATTGTTGATGATAAGGGTAACTTAATTCGATATGAAAGCAAGGACGACCAAATTCAGAAGTATTCCATGATACAAGCTGTATATAAGGAAAGTAAAAACAAGAACACGCAAGAGGAAGTTAAGGACATATTCAAAGGTCCTGAACGTACTGGTGTTATTGACTGCTTAGGCGATTATGACGCCTTGTCCTCGTATTCAGTCGAAATTAAAGATGTGATTACACAATTAAGCGGTCAGTTTTGGATAAAGAGTGATACTCATAAATTCGAAAACGGACAGCATACTATGAAACTCGAAATCGAGTTTGAAAACTTAATGACGAAAGAAAAAGTAGACCATTCCTTAGAAGCAAAGGAAAAGAAACGCCAGGAGCGTGAAGCGAAAAAGAAAAATAAAACCAAAGCTCCTAAGGGTAAAGGTCGAAGGTCTACTAGGAAAACGAAGAAAAGAAAGGTAGAAATACATTATGCCGAATGATATTCCGAGTGCTGCACATTCTATGGCGAAAATGGTTAATACTATTCACGGTATAGCAAAAGATGAACAGCCAATGGGAATGCGAATTGGTCTTGTTACATCGCCATTCCCTAACCTTGTTATTCGTGTAGATAATATCGACATTACAAATGAACAGATATATCTTAACGACTACTGGAAACCGGACCACTACAGGGAAGCAAAAGGCCACATCATAAGTGAAACACAGCCTCGCTCCGGTGGTGGTGGTATGGCACTATTTGAAAGTCATACACATGAAATTCATAACGATTATACTGATACGATTATCATGACTGATACGTTACGAGTAGGTGATGAAGTAACCGTATTCCCAGTATATGCACAAGGTGAACAGTTGTATTATATCGGTCAAAAGGTGGTGAAACTATGAGTGCAGAATATCCATTCGCCGGTTCAACAAATATTAACGCTTATCAAAGCGAGGAGCTTCCGTTATTCGTTGAATACGATTGGGACTTTGATAAAAACTCATTTAAATTCACCGCTAATGGTAACCGAATAAAAGTAACTGGTGATGATGCCTTAAAAGTTTGGGTGTATAAAGCCTTAATGACGGAACGCAATCAGTACTTGGCATATTCTACTCGTTATGGTATTCAATTAAAGCCTTTTATAGGAAAGGTTATGAGTGTTAATGAACGGTACAGCGAACTACGGCGAGTTATCGTTGAATGTCTTATGGTTAACCCTTATATCAAGTCTATTGATAGTATTACATTCGACGAAAACGGCGATAAGGTAGAGTGTTCCGTTGAACTAACCACAGTATATGGAGGGCTTAATATTAATGTTTAACATTCCAACTAGCGATGAAATTTTAAAAGATTTACAGGAACAATGCACATCGCCTTATAGCAAGTTCGAGGGTACGTTTGAATACGATGTGTTTTCATCTAATGCTATTGAGTTTATGAAAACATATGTTGAATTAGGCGAGTTGTACAAGGTGGCGTTTGGTGATACAGCGTACGGCGATTTCTTAACCATGCGAGCTGCCGAAAGTGGTGTAATTCGTAAAGAAGCAACTAAGGCGACTGGTTATGTTACTGTCAAAGGTAACGGAACTCTACCGAAGGGCAGTCAATTCGCTACTCAAACCGGTATTTTATTTGAAACGCTCGAAACAGTACAAGTTAATAACTCAACAAAGGTTAAAGTGCAAGCCCTTGAAGGTGGTGTTGGCGGTAACGTTACAGCACAATCGGTAACAGTTATTCCAATGTCTATTCCTGGTATTTTAAGCGTTAATAATGCAGAACCTATAGGCGATGGGTTTAACGCAGAAAGCGACGACGAATTAAGAACTCGTTATCTAAATCATGTTCGAACTCCTGGCACTAGCGGAAACGCAACTCACTATTATGAGTGGGCGATGTCTGTTGGCGGTGTTGGTGGTGCTAAAGTGCTTCCAGTATGGAACGGCGCCGGTACTGTTAAAGTAATTATTGTGAATAGTGAGTTTAGTCCAGCTTCACAAGAAATTATTAACAAGGTAACTAACTATATTGAAACTGTACGCCCTATGGGTGCGGTGGTAACGGTAACGACTGTTACACCTAAAACAATCAATATTGCAGTTAAACCGGAAGATAATTTTAATCAATCGGTATTCACTGAATTAGTCAAAGCGTACCTAATCGACATTGAGCGACAAAATATTAAGAATACATCTTTATTAAAAGTTGCGTATTCGAAAATCGGTAGCCTTGTATTAGATGCCGGTGCTACTGACTATACGAACTTAACGATTAATGGTGCTACTAAATCAATCGAGTTAGCGGTTGATGATTTAGCGGTATTAGGCGAGGTGAGTGTTCTATGATTTTTAACCTTTTAAGGACCTATAAGGTCGATGTTCTTAGGTACTTGCCTAGATACCTATCAAAGGACGAAACCTTTAAAGGAACGCAAGATTCGTTAAGCGAGGAACACGAAAAGCAACGCTTATTGATTATCGACATATGCAAGCAGTTGTTTGTTGAAACGGCTACTTGGGGACTTGATGATTGGGAGCGAGTGTATGGACTAGAAAATAATCGTAATTTATCCATAGACGATAGACGCGACTATTTGTTGATTAAAATTCAAGGCTCGCAAACAATCACCGAACGCAAGTTGCAAGAGTTTATTAACCTTGTATATCCTCCTGGTAGTGCAATCGTTAAAGAAAATACTGGACCGAATAGGTTTAGCGTTCTTCTTGATGTAGCCGACGCATTAGACGAGATACGAAATGTTATCGAAGTTTATAAGCCGGCACATTTAACATACGCTATAGCACATGAATTTAACGCTAAAGGGCCGATTGCTGTTGTTGGTGCGGTAACTAATACCGAACACATTTACATCAAGCAAGAAAAATCGGATAGGTCGATTACAGCACGAGGAATTTATGCTTGCCCTGTTGGTGTAGTCGCTGTTCGTAGCAATATTAATTTACACTATTAAGGAGTCGAACTATGAGTAATTACAATAAAATTATTCCAACCTTAGCCGGTAGCAATCTATTGGTTGAGTCAATCAAATCTAAAAAGCCGCTTATCTTTACTCGCATTGCGTTGGGTGATGGTACCTTAACCGAAAGCGAAAGCATTGAAAATTTAACGGCATTAAAGCATCCTATGGCGCAGAACACTGTACAAGCAATTAACAGTCGAGGAAATGGTGAAATCGACGTTGTAGCGACTATTTCTAATGCAAGCGTTACAAGCGGTTTTTATGCTCGCGAATTAGGGGTATTCGCAAAAGTTGGCGATACTGGTACCGAAAAGCTATTCGCTTATACAAACGCTGGAGCACAAGCAAGCTATACTCCGGCTGGTACATCCTTAGATGAAAAGTTGATTACTGTAACTTTTTATATCGGTAACGATGTTAATGTTCAAATCAACCTTAACAGCCAACTATACATCACACAAGCTGCATTAGATGCACATAATTCGGCTACGAATGCACATCAAGACGCTTTTAACAAAAAGCTAGATGTTACCTCTAACCAATACGCAAAAGCACTGACTAAACATAATCAAGGCTTGCAAGTAACAAAAGGCGATAACTCACGAGAAGTTATTAACTTTATTACAGATAACTATAACGATAGCGATACTAATAAAGTGCTTAATTTATCAACGCTAAAAAGTCTATTAGGCCAAGGTGCTATTGTAGCGTCTAAACTAACTAACAATAGCGGATATGTAAAATTTGCTAATGGGTTTACTATTCAATGGGGATTTGGTGGACAAGATAATGTAACTAAAACAGAAGTTACATTCCCTATTAGATTTACTACGTTGTTTATGGCTAATGCTATTGATGCATTCTGGTCTGGTTCAGATACACCTAGATATTTTGCAAACTCTGCCAATGAAAGCACTAACACAAAAGCAGTATTTGTCGCAAGCGATAGATATGCAGCATCTTATTATTGGTTTGCATTAGGCATGGCGTAATGGAAGGAGAAAACATATGAACCAATATGTATTTGTATTAAATGAACAAGGTGAACGCATTACATCTTTTGTTGACAATATGATTAGCAAAGATGAACTACTAGATCATGCTAAACAAGAATGGCCAGATGCAGCGGATTATATTTACTCTGCAGATGGTGATAGTATGCTAGATGAATTTATGAAAGGCAAGTTATATGTAAATGGGGAATTTGTAACCCCACAACCAAAAGAACCAACTAAGGCTGAACAAATTGCCGAAATTAAAAATTACTATGACAAACGATTTGATGCACTTGATAAAGCAGTATTGCGTAGACGATTAGCTAATGCAGATATTAGCGATTTGCAAGCACAATACAAAACTCTACAAGCCGAAATGGTTACTAAAATTAAGGCGGTGAAATAATGGAAGAAATCAAAAGCAATGTACCTGTAATGCGTTTTTGTGAATATTGTTGGGCCACTTTAAATGAAAATGGCACTTGCCCTACAGAGGGTTGTATTCATAATGATCTAATGGATTTGGAAGAGGATGATGCGGATGTTACCAGTCCAACACAACTTTAATGTCATTAAAGGAGAAGCAATCACTCTAAATGTTGGATATACAAATGCAGTAGATAGTGAAAGCCTATTTGCGTGTGTTAGAAAATATCCAACTGATGAGGAGTACAAGGCAAAGTTTGATGTGGCTGTATCACAAGAGGGGTTAGAAGGTGATGAGTTAAGTAAAATCATCTTATCATTGGATACCAACACATTAGACTATGGCAAGTACTATTGGGATTTATTCCTATGGAGTGGAGAAAAGCCTATTAAATGTCTGATAAAAGGTGAAATAACAATAGCTGAAGGCATCAGCAATAGGGGGAAATAATATGAGTGATGAAAATATTCATATAAAGTCTAATGATGATGATAACATCATTGTCAAAGATAATA